TTGTGATGTCTTCCATGCCTGCTGCACGTAAGCGAACCACGTGTCCCAGCATGAAATTCTTGCTTTCGAGCCCTTTCATGATGCCCAGCCAGCGATTTCTCAACAGGGCAACCTCATTGATAATGGTTTCGTAGTCAATCACTTCGTCCTCACCATCCACGTACTTTTCAGCATCTCTACTGGTCAAGGCACGTTGATATCCTTCCAGATACTTTTGAAAATGTCGGCGACGTATCTTCTTTAACTGTATGTTCAAGAAGTTCAACACAGCTTCAATTTCTTGCAGCTGGTTGAACCGCTGTTCAGTTGTGCCCGGTAGATTAGAAATGTTCTTTTCCACCACACCAAAAATATGTACTTCGCGCTTGGCAGTTTCCAATTCAGCTTCGTAGTAAGAGATGAATGGCGCCAGCTGGCTGATATCACCAACTACACGGTTATACCACATGCTTAGTCTTCGTAGTCGCTATTGTAGTCGTCGTCTTGGGCGTCTGCATCATCTGCGTATTCTTCATAACTGCGTCGCAGATATGAATCTACAGATATCAATTCCTTGATATCTAGATCATTCAGCATGTCCACCATGACACTCATTAGAGCGTCGGCGGCTGCTTGGCGTTCTTTGGCAGGCACATATTCTTTGAGAACTGTATAGGTCTCAATCAGTGCATCAACTTCTAGGCTCATGATTGTTCCGTTTCTTCAATTGTAACTGATGCAACCTGTGCTTGCCCGGGATTGGCTTCGATGTCTGCCATTACTCGATCCAAGCAACCATCATCATTGCGTTCCCACCCTTTGCGGAACTTCTTGATGATTTCGCCATCAGCATCAGTATATACCAAACTGTTGCCTTCCTTCTTTAAAAGACTGCGTCCTTCAAACAAATCAGTTAGGCCCGAGTATGGGTTCATGCCGGTTTCGTAAGGGATCTTGACCTGTACCGATTCAAACGGTTTGCTGTAGCGTGTCTTCATGATCTTGCAAGCAGCACGAATACCTTTTACTTCGCTAATCTTGTTGCCGTCCTCGTCCTCTTTCAATTTCAATTTGCGCATGGCAACAACAATGCTCGATGCATAGATAAAGCCCTGACCGCCTGAAATTTTGTCATCGGGATCAAACATGTCTTGACTGGCGTAGGTGTGATTGGTACACACCAGTCCCAAGTTCAAGTTGCCAAACATGTTAACACAGTTGCGAACCAAGGCTGTGAGTGCTTTGGGCTTACGACCCATGTCACCTTTCATGTCTCCGGCTTCAAACTGGTTAACGTCTGTGGGTGTCAACATCATACCAAGACTGTCTAGTACAAACAGGACCTTGGGACGTTGATCTTCTGCGATTGACTTGTATTCCTTGACAAACTCGCTGATCATTTTGGCCACATCATCGATCATGGCCATGTTCAACTTGAGCAGTTTGTCTTCTGTGGTGTCTACACCCAAGGCATGTAACCACTTTTCATCCAGTGCATTCTCTGTGTCGATCAAGATCACATAGATGCCCTGTGCCTGTGCATTCTTGACAAGATTACCACTACAGATAAAACTCTTGCCTGCGCCGGATTCACCAGCAAATACTGTTACCTTGCCCAGGGGAATTCCTTTGTTGAACTCACCCGAGATCAAGTAGTTTAATGCGAAATTGTTTGTGCTGATCCAGTCTGTGGGATCATTAAATCCAAAGCCAATACCGTCGATGGCCTTGGTGATTGTTTTTCTAAACTTTGAAACGTCAAATGGTTTTGCCATGACTATACTCCTAATAGATAACCAGAGCGTACGGTGATCAATCCGCAGAGGCTCTGGCCTTGTTTTTACTTCTGACGACTACGGATCATGGCCAAAATATCTTCGGCCTTTTTGTTACCACCTGCTGGTGCTGCCACTGGTGCTGCTGCTACAGGAGCGTCATCTTCGTCGTCCTCTACTACTGGTGCTGGGGCACGAGTAAATGTAGGAATATCGTCTTCAGTCACGCCGTGTGCTGCTGCTGCGGCTGCTGGGGCGGCGCCTTCGGTCTTCAAGCCATATGGCTTGTAGTAAGCAGCCCAACGCTCTGCGTCATAGGGCTCTCCGTTGACACTGGCTTCAAACATTTCCTTGATGACCTTGAGTTCAGTTTCGTTGGGCTTCTTGGGCAAGAAGTCTGCCAAATTGTACAGTCCAAACTTGTCAACTGCTTCGTGTTCACTTGCTGTCAGTGCAGTCTCTTTACGTGCCCATTTGCTGGTGTTGTAGTCAGCATAGCCACCTTTGCTGGTCTTGCTGATAGTAAAGTCCAAGCCACGTGTGTAGTCAGTAGGCATTTCTTCCATCTCGGCGTCCATGAGTGCGCTCTTGATGATGTTGAAGATTTGTGGACTGATCACAAAACGACGTATTGGGTTTTCTGGAGTAGCATCGTCGCTGAGTGCGTTCTCACGTACAAAGCCCTGGAACAAGTAACTCTTCTTCTTCCAATATTTACGACCCATATCTTCTAGTCCGGGGTCTTTGAACCAACCGCGAACTTCTGCCAGGATCGGGCAAGCTTCGCCCCACATTTCTACACAGGGAACCTGAATAGTAACCGGTTTAGAATCTGATTGTCCCTTGATGCCTGCAAACGGCAATTTGATCATTGCACGTTCGATCCAGAAGAAGGTGTTCTTGGAATCTGCGTCCGGGAGGAACCTTACTTTGGTGCTTGCATTTTCTGGGATGTTCCAGTGTGCGTAGATCGCATTGTCACTACCACTGTTCTGGGTTTTGCCTGTACGGCCTTCGTTTGCTTGAAGTCTTGCGCGAATTTCTGCTAAAGATGTTGCCATGATGTTTCCTTTATAAATTAAGATGGTCTTTATGTGCCTAGATACACACTAGCACCCTGCTAGTATATAACAAATGTATTTATGATCGCAAGAGAAATTTAGACTTTTTTCACCAAACCGGCAAGACGCAGCATATGGTCTATGCTTTCATTCGGCATGGGTGGAGTCACTGTGGGAACCTTTTCATCAGCAGCTCGGGTTGGGCTCTGTGGTCCCGGTACATTGGCCTGTGGGGTCAATTGATTTGGATTGGGCTGTGTTGGATCAGCCATGGTGGGATTGATTATTTCTTCAAATTGGTCTGCCAGTTCGCTGTAGTTGTTTTCCCGCAACCAATCAATTACCACGATGCGAGCATCTGCATCGGGACCTTGTTCACTGGCGAAATCATACAACTCATCATTCAGCGTGTCGGATCCAATTATGTCCCCAATTGCTGCGATGGCATCTGCTCCGTTGGATCCAGCTGCCAACGGTTTACCCATTATTTCTGCTAGGTCCTCTTGACGTATGTCACTGTCAGGCAAGGCCCATTGGCCTTCAGTGATATCATTGGCCCATGTGTCAAACTCAGCTATGTAGGCATTTTCCATGGCACGTTGACGATTGCGGTATGCGCGATACACATGCGGCAATGCTTCACTTAGTCGATCATCAAATACTTTCTTAACAAAGCGCTCTTTGAGTTGATCCAGGTCAAACTCATCTTCCATGATAGTGGGAGTCTGTGTTTTTAGAGTTTCTTGTACACGGCGATAACCTTGTTGTCCGCTCATGTGTACCAAGTTGGTGCGTAACTCAGTATAGCGTTCTATGGCTGCTTCTACCATCATGCTGGTTTCTGCATCTTCAAATACTCTATGCTTCATGTTGCGAACAAACACACGCATGCTGCTCATTTCGTTCACAGTTTCCACTATGTGCTGCCCAATCTCGTCCTGTATGATGCCGCCGTTGGATATATGCCGTGCCATTGCTCTAGCTTCCGGCAAGCGTTTGAAAGGCAACAAGAACCTTTCACCAAGTTGGGTCTCAACAAAGATACTGTCGATGTTGCGTGTTCTGGCGCCGTGTTCTTCGAGATTGATATGTCCGGTGTGGCGTACCAGTAATTTAACTGCACCGATGTCTTGATAGCTGTTGCGAGTGTTTCCAAACATACGGCTTTCGGTCAAGTCATCTGCATCCATAGCACCGCTGACTTGGCTCACATGTTTCAAATCCCTGACCTGCAGGTTATTGCGAGTGATATCCCGCACATCAAAGCGCAGCATATTGCGTTTGGCAAAGCCACGTAGATTCTTAAGGAATTGGTACCAATTGGCTTTTTCATCCGGTTCAAGATCGTTTGTGATCTTTTTGCTGAACAATATCTTGAGAGCCGAATCATCTACCAGGGTCATGGTGATGTTGCCGTAATTTTTACCGTCATGAGTCACATAGTCAAAGTTGAAGAATCTGGCATCTTCAGGATTGTCTGTGCTCTCTCCGGATTCGTCACCAATGCTGACATGTTCAAATCTCGACCTGATCAGGTCAAAAAGGTCTTGGGATATTTTGTTTAGTTCACGCATAAGAATATTTATCTTAAATCATAACAAACGGCATAGGCATTATGAGGTCGTCGCCGGTTTCACGCAGTCTAGCATCCAAATTGGGATCATAGTTCTGCAGGACCGAAATCATGCGCACAGTCAGCAATAAAGACATGACTAAGTCGTCTGTTTCGCCTATTTTGGCGGCATAACCGGATCCGGCTGCTACGAATGTTTTAAGTTCGCTGATGGTGTTGCTGCTGTTGATAGTCAATTTTTTAGTTTCCAGCATGTTTTTGAACTTGGCACATACTGCCAGCTTGGTTTTGTTGGTAGTGGTAAAGCCTTTACGATATGCACGACTGTGTCCGGCCCGGGCCGGCTCGCTCATGAAATTGCCGCGTATGTTTTCTTCGCCCATCTCCGAAATAGTGATCAGTGCAGCTTCGCCTAGTGTGTTGTTCTCCACGCTGTAGTAGATGTCTGTTTCTGTTCGTATTTCGTCGTATATGAACTGACATATTTCTTTAAGAATAGATACCTGCTGCTGTATTTTGGTTTTGTTATGTTGCCACTCGGCCACCTGTATGCAGCTGGGTAACTCTAATACCTGTATAGCAGCTGGGTCGCCACCGGTGCCCAGGCTGGGATCTAGGCCAATAAGATACTGATGCCCAGCTTTGGGTTTTTTAAACCAGCGTACCTGACCTTGCTTGTATACGGGATCCACACCTTCAAGTTGAGCCAAGCAGAAAGAATTGATCAAGGTCTCATCAAAGATCAAGAACTTGCAGTTCATCTCACGCTCAAAGCGTTCTTCGCCCAGTTGACTGCGCTGTTCCGATTCCCATTTCTCGTCGCGATCCGGATGCTCTTCCCAATAGCTGCGGAATGCCTTGAAACCGTTTTGTCCCAATTCAGTAGGGTTACCATGAGCATCCACGCACTTGTTGGCCTTGTGCCAAATCTCACTGAATTGGTCTTCGTCACTATTGGGGGTACTGGTAATAATACACTTACCACCAGTGGCCAGGGTGGGACTAATACTGGTCCAGAATTCTTTAGCAATAGTGGGACGAACGAACGCAAACTCATCCATGTACAAGAGTGATATACTCATACCACGACCGGTATTTTCAGTAGTGGTGGCACTGACAATACGGCTGCCGTTGTCAAATACCAGGCTGCCCTTGTTGTAGTCCACTGCACCTGCACGTATGTGATCTGGCACCGATTCGTATGCATAACGAATACGCTGCATGATTTCTTGTGAGCCGGTGTACTTGTGTGCTGCTACCAAGATGGTACTGTCGGGCACAAACATGGCATACCACAACAGGTAGCCGGCTGCTGTGGTTGATTTACCGGTTTGACGTGGCATCAAATTGATGCTGTATCTGTAACTATGGTAAGAGTCTACTAGACGCTTCTGATATTCGTAGGGCACATATCTAATGCCGCCGCGTGTGGGATGCTGGATGTAGAAGAAGTTTTCAAGAAAATACTGCGGGCCTGTGACCGGATCCGAGCACTTGAGTACTTCCAGTACCTGTTGTTCAGTGTAGGTTTCGGCCCGATTGGGTTTCTTAACCAGTACGTTTTCTAATGGTTTAGCCATTGACAATAGTCTTATAATATGTTAAAATCAATCAGATTTCTTTGTTAAATATACTTATGTCACAGACTCTCTTACTCAACAGCGATTTCAATCCTATTTCAATCCTACCACTCAGCGTAGTTAGCTGGCAACATGCCGTTAAACTTATGTTTTTGGATAGAGTCACAGTAATTGAAACCTACCCAGATCGTCAAATACGAAGCGAGCACCTCACGATTGAAATGCCCAGCGTGTGTGTTACCAAGGAATACTTTAACTACAAAAAGGCTGTCAAGTTCAGCAGGGCCAATCTGTTCCTGCGCGACCTGTACCAATGCCAATACTGTGCAGAAACATTCAATACCAACGATCTAACACTGGACCACGTGATTCCGCGCAGCAGTGGTGGTAAGACTGTTTGGGAAAATAGTGTAACTGCTTGTAAGCCCTGTAACCACCACAAAGGCAGCAAGTTGCAGAAGCCATTACGAGCACCATTCAAGCCGGATTACTACAATCTAATTGGGCAGTGGCGCAATTGTACATTCCATATTGGTCACCCAACCTGGAACAAGTACTTGGGTATTGGTGACGCCGCAGTCAACGGCTGGGTTTAGTCTTGGGATCCACTGGCTCTTCGCCAGTGAGGTCCGGCTTGGCGAACCATAACCGGAACCATTCAGGGGTTCCGGTTTTTATATCATATTCTCTTTCCAGCTCGCGACGCTGTTTGTTGCTGGGGCCAGCTATGTTGCCCACTGGACTCATTCTGCCCGAATCGTCTGCGCTGTGATTGTCGGTTGGCAATCCAGCCATGCGCTTGAGATTCTGTATAGGGTCGCTTTCGCTCAGTACTGCATCTGGTATCTCTGGCTCTTGTTCGTTGAACATGGCCGCAGTGACCCGCATCATTTTCATGTCAAACTCCGTATTGGTTGGGCTTGCGCTTGACCATAGGGCTGGTTTTATTGGTATCGTCAGGTTCTTTGCTCTTGGCACGTTTTGATAATTCGGCACCGTCAGTGGGAATAGTGGCCATGGCCTGGAACACCATCAGGTGCTCTTCGTCCGTATAGGGAAAAGCTACGTTGTATTTTTCAACGAAACTACTGGCATCCATGCTAACAGGATTTTTACTTTGTCCATCGGCGATGGCAGCAGCCATCATGATACGATTCAAATGGTATGTGCGATCGTATCCTCCCTGGTCGCGCATGAGTATAGAACCTTGGTGAGCGTCGTCTACATGTGGATGCAGCTTGCCAGCTGGCTTGACGCTCAGTTCAGTAATAAACTCACGCGATTTCATTACAGTGGAGATCCGTGCGCAGGACGGTCAGGCAGACCGGCCATGCGGCGCAGGGTGGCTAGATCACTCATCTTGTCGCTGTTGTCACGAACTTGATCTAAACTAACCGGGCCTGCACGGTTCACAGCTGGAATGTTTTCTGGGCGCAGCGAAGATCCAAATTTGATTTTGGCTTCTGGTCGTGGCAGGATAGGCGCTGGAAAGTTACCTATGCCGGCTTTACCTTTGCGCAAGAATGCCGGCTCGTCTTCGATACCTTCGTCCTGTACTGTTGGCAATCCAGCCAACTTTACCATTTCAGCAATGCCGCTGCCAAAGTGACCACCTAAATCATCTGCAAAGCGATTACCAATCCACTCGTAGGGATCTCCGCTGCGAGCTTTCTTAACACCATATGGCATGTCATCAAAGTAGTAGTCATACAGCGCATCATACAGGTGCTCGCTCATGGCTCCCATGGTTTGGAAATCCTTAACATCACGCTTGAATGTGTTACAGATATGTTCAAAAGTGCCACCAGAGTCGTGCTCTGCGCTCTCAGCAACTGGTGCTGGTGCTGCTGGTGCTGCTGCTGGTGCTGCTGCTGGTGCTGCTGCTGGTGCTGCTGCTGGTGCTGCTGCTGGTGCTGCTG